AGATGGATTGGATAAGCTGTTAAGGGATGTTTATTCTGAAGGATATTATCATACAGCCTGGGAAATTCAAAAGGGTTTCAATATAGGCTGGGATTTACATGACCTGAACAGCAATGAACTTGATAAGGTTCTTTCAAGACCTTGGACATTAGATAAAAGAACTTTCAGTGATAGGCTTTGGAGTAATAAACAGCAACTTATTGGTTCATTGCAAACACAGCTTTCACAGGCGGTCATTAGGGGGCAATCACCTGATAAAACTATCAAAGCAATATCAAACCAATTTAATGTTGATAAGAATAAAGCAGGAAGGTTGGTAATGACTGAATCTGCTGCTTTTGCTTCTGCATCACAGAAGGATTGCTTCAATGCACTTGATGTTGAAAGGTTTGAAATTGTGGCAACCCTGGATTCACATACTTCTGAAATTTGTCAGGAACTTGATGGTGAAATATTTGATACGAAGGATTTTGAAGTTGGTGTGACAGCACCCCCATTTCATCCTTGGTGTAGAACCACAACAGTTCCTTACTTTGAAGATAATTATACAGAAAGAGCAGCAAGGGGTGCGGATGGTAAAATTTATTATGTTCCAGGGGATATGAAATATAAGGATTGGAAAGAAAAGTTTGTTGACAGTGGTTCAAAGAATGGTTTGGAAGAAGTTGTTCCAGCGGATGCCATAAAGAATAAAACCTTCAAAGATAAAATTCAAGAAATAAAAGATGCAATTTCCAGTAAAGGTGGTAAAATAGAAGAAAGTGACATTCAACAAGCTGGAAAAATTCTTCAAGATGAACTTCAGGTTAAGCGGGCTGATTTGAAAGCTGAAATTGAAACATTGCAGAAACAGTATAAAGAAACTGAAATTGATGATGTTGAAAATCAACTTTCAAAATTAAGACAAGCAAGAAGGGGTTTGGTTGACCTTGAGGAAATTGGACTGAAGGACATGGAATCATTAAGCATAAAATATGATGAATTGATGCAGAAAAAATTCCAATTGAATTCAGTTACTTCAGAACTGGAAACCAAATTAAGAGAAGCAAAAGCAAAATACAGGGGAACTTTAAAGGATAATGCGGCAGAATTGAAGGATAAGCTTTCTGAAATCAGGAATATGGGCAATGCTTCTTTTAACATTGATGCACACTTGAATAATAGCAGGTCACCAATGCGGAAAGTTGTAAAAGAAGCTTATGATTATTACCCAACAGATTGGGTTGAAAAATCTGTCAATAAAAGCACATTAACACCAAAGAAAGTTGACAGGGGTTATTATTCTGACTTCAGGCGGGAAATTGCAATCAGTGGATGGAATGAAAATGGTTATATTGAAACTGCAATTCATGAATTAGGTCACAGATTTGAAAGGGCTATTCCTGGAATAAGGGATGCTGAAAAAGTGTTCTATGAAAGAAGAACAGCAGGTGAAACCCTTCAATGGTTGGGCGGTCACTATGATTATTCAGAAAAGTCAAGGTTTGATAAATTCCTTGATAAATACATGGGTAAAGATTATGGTGGTAGTGCTTATGAATTAGTTTCAATGGGTTTTGAATATGCTTATGCGAACCCAACAAGGTTATGGGAAGATGAAGATTTTGCAACTTTTATTTACGGTATTTTATCATTATTTTAGAAAGAAGGTGATGGCATGGCAAAGATAATTGCAAAGGGTAAATACCTTGGGATTGTGAGGGAAATTGAATGTTTCATAGAAGATGGCTTTCCAATTATTGAAGTTGATGGTGAATATGATGAAACAATTCAATCAAACTTCAATCAGCTTTTAAAAGAAGCACCCGCAATTGGTGGAACATACCATCCCCCTGAAAATAGTTTGTTGGCAGCTTATGGTGTTCTTGAATCAACTTTCTTTGATGAAGGTTCACCGGTAGAAATTAAAGCGGATGGTGATATTGGTAAAATTCCAATTTATGAAGTTGATGACATTGTTTATTGATTAAGCACTTGCAGAAATGCAGGTGCTTTTTCTATGGGTTATTTTAAGGGGTGATGTTATGAAAAGGAACTAATGACCTATTGAAAATAAAGAAATCAAGATTTAATGACACATTCATTGTTTACAACCCAAATGATTTCAGAAAACACACCCATATTCTTCACCTTGGGATTGCCCATGTAGTGAAAAGGAATGTGGAAAGAAACCTTATTCCAAGAACCAACAGCATTTGGTTATTAGAAAGTCATATAAGGGTTTCAAATAACACCAATTATATTGCTGCGGTTCAAGCAAAGATTGATTCATTGAAATAATCGTCATTTTGGTATTGTTGACGATAAAGAACAAGACAAAAAGAACTGGACTGAACCAGGTTAAAAATGATTTTGAAAGGATGGGATTATATCATGAAAAAAGAAGATTTAATTAAATTGGGTTTAGATGAAGCAACAGCGATAAAGGTTGCGGAAGCTTCCACAGAAGAATTAAAAGGATTTATTCCAAAGTCAAGATTTGATGAAGTAAATGATGCCAAGAAGCAACTTGAAAAGGATGTTGCAACCAGGGATGAACAACTTGAAACTTTGAAAAAATCTACAGGTGATGTGGAAGCATTGAAAGCACAGATTGCAACCCTTCAGACCCAAAATGCAAAAGACAAAGCTGATTATGAAGCGCAAGTGAAAAAAATGCAGGTTGATAATGCTGTTGAAAAAGCACTTGTTGCTGCAAAGGCAAAAAACACTATTGCAGTTAAAGCACTGCTTGCTGGATTCCTTGAAAAAGCTGAACTGGATGGTGAAAACATAAAAGGATTGGATGATGAAATCAAAAAGCTGGTTGAATCGGAAGATACAAAATTCCTTTTCAATGTGGAAACCAAACCTGGTAAACCTGCTTTTAAGGGAATCAATCCTGGTGAAAAGAAAGATGGTACACCAGGAAGTGAAAAACCATCTTCCCTGGCAGATGCGGTGAAGATGTACTTTGAACCTAAAAATTAAAATTATGAAAGGTGGTTAATTTATTATGGCAGTTACACTTAATGAAGCAAAGAAAAATGTTCAAGATGCCCTTCAGATGGGGGTTATTGATGAATTCCAGAAGTCAAACTTCTTGTTTGATAATTTAACTTTTGATGATTGTGTTTCCCCAACAGGTGGCGGCGCAACCCTTACTTATGGGTACACAAGACTTATCACACAGCCAACAGCATCTTTCAGGGCGGTAAATACTGAATATGTACCACAGGAAGTTTCAAAGCAGCGTTATACTGCTGATTTAAAAGTGTTCGGTGGAAGCTTCCAAATTGACAGAATCATTGCAAACATGGGCGGTATTGTTTCTGAAGTAACCCTTCAGATGCAGCAGAAAATCAAAGCGGCTGCGGCTTTGTTCAATGATACTGTAATCAATGGTGACAGCGGTGTTGATGCAAATGCTTTTGATGGACTTGAAAAGGCGGTAACAGGTTCTTCCACAGAATATATTCCTGGTGCTGCAATTGACCTTTCCACTTCTGCAAATGTCACAAGCAATTATATGCTGTTCCTTGACATCCTGGATGAATTCTTGATGGGCTTGGATGGAACACCTTCATTCATTGGCGGTAATACAAAACTGATTGCCAAACTTCGTGCATGTGCAAGAAGGGCTGGAATGTACCAGGTAACAAAGAATGACTTTGGTCAGCAAGTTGAATCCTATGGCAATATTCCTTTTGTTGACTTTGGAAGCAAGCCTGGCAGCAATGACCCTGTTATTGCAACTGATGTGGCAACTGGTGAAACTTCGCTTTATGCTGCAAGACTTGGTTTGGATGGCTTCCATGCAGTTTCTATGGCTGGTGTTGCACCTGTTCAAAGCTGGTTGCCTGATTACACAACTTCAGGTGCTGTTAAGACAGGTGAAGTTGAAATGGTTGCTGCTGTTGTTCTTAAAGCAACAAAGGCTGCTGGTATTTTAAGAAAAATCAAAGTTCAATAAGAAAGGGTGAAATTTTATGGCAAGGATATATTCTATAAATCAACATCATAATTGTGATTATGGTGTTGATTTTATAAATGGTGTTGCCGCTGTTCCTGATGCAGATACCAAGTTAATAGCTTGGTTTACGAATCAGGGTTACACAGTTGTTCCAGGTTCTGATACATTATCCCCTTGGGATTTGTTGCCTGTTGAACAGTTGGTAATATTTGCACCTTATGCTGGAATTGACCCAACTGATATGACAAAAGCAGAATTGGTTGCGGCAATTGAAACCGCTTTAATCACATTGATGAAAATTGAAATAACTGCTTTTGATGCAATTCCTGATGTTGATGGTGGAACAGTTGCAGAACCTGTTTTTGTTGATAAAGATGCAGTTATTGCAGCATTACCAACAAAAGTCACTGCAACATTTGAAAATGGCATAAAGGCAACAGTTCCTGTAACAGCATGGGTTGATACTGATACTTATAACAAGGCTGTTGCTGGAAAATACACCTTCACTGCAACATTAGGTGATATACCAACACCTTTTGCCAATACTGCAAATAAAACCGCAACGGTTGAAGTTGAAGTAAAAGCTTAAAGGATGGTGAATAATAATGGCAAAAATACTTGCGCCAAATAAAGAATATGATGGAATAACTGCGGGCATTAAGTTTTCAAAGGGGGTTGCTGATTGTGGCAACCCCTATTTAATTGATTGGTTCAATTCAAAAGGTTATACAGTTGAACTTGATGCAGCAGAATTAAAACTTCCTGTTCCTGACCCTGTTATTGAACCTGAAGAAACACAGGAAGAAAAACAGGAAATTGAACCTGAAGAAACACAGGAAGTTGAAAAACCAAAGAGAAATAAAAGGCAAGCGGGGAATAAAACAGAATAGGTGGTGATGATATGCTGACTGATGTTGAAACAAGGCTGGCTTCCCTTTCATTTTCACAACAGGCAATTCAAGATTTTGGCGGTCAGTTTTTATTTGATGTTTCAAAGTTGCTTGAATCACTTGGTTATAATTTGAAACCTGAAGATGATTGGCTGTTGGGCTTTATCATTCAAAAGGTTGAGAATTACATCAAGAATGAATGTAATGTTTCTGTTGTTCCCCAAGGCTTGTATTATGTGGCAGTTAATATGACGGTTGGTCAATTTTTATTCACTTTGAAAGGCAGTGGAAAACTGGTTGGATTTGATTTTGAAGCTGCAATTAAACAGGTTCAAGAAGGTGATACCAGTGTAACTTTTGCAATTGGTGATGGAAGCCTGACACCTGAACAGCGGTTTGATTCTTTGCTTTCATATCTAATGAATTTTGGAAAGAGTGAATTTGTTTCATACAGGTGTATAAAATGGTGATGGGGCATAAAAAAGCAATTGAATCATTATGGAAAGGTAAATGCACCATATATATTCAAGATGAAGTGAAGAATCAGACCAATAAAAGAAGTAAGTTTGTTGAAAAGGCAATTTATACTGACCAGCCATGTAAACTGTCATTTGAAACCATTAAGCAAACAACAGAAAACAGCAATGCAGCGCAAGTGACACAATCAGTCAAGTTATTCATTGCACCTGAATTGGTGATTCCCCCTGGTTGTAAAATCACTGTTACCCAAAACGGTAAAACAGCAGATTACCAAAACAGTGGTGAACCTGGGGTTTATAGTTACCATCAGGAAATTGTGCTTGAACTGTTCAAGGGGTGGGCTTAATGGCAAGATGGGGGAATTGTGATTACAAGCAATTTCAAAACCTGCAAAAGAAAATGGAACGGATGCAGAAAAAAGACTTTGATGATTTCTGTAAAGCTGCTACAAAGGAACTTGCTGCAAGGTTATTGGCAAAGGTTATTAAAAGAACACCAGTTGGACAATATGAATCTTCAACTGGTAAAACTGGCGGCACTTTAAGGCGGGGCTGGACAGCAAAAACAGAAGAAGAAGCCAAAGCAGGTGGTGTTCCAAATGCCAAAGAATATGCTGAATCTTTGACGGTAACAAAAGCAGGTGATGTGTACCAAATTGAAATCATCAATCCAGTTCATTATGCTTCTTATGTTGAATATGGACACAGGACAAGAAATCACAAAGGCTGGGTTGAAGGAAGGTTCATGCTTACAATATCAGAAACTGAATTGGACACACAATCACCAAAGATTTTGGAAAATAAGCTGAAAAAATACTTGGGGGAATGTTTCAATGATAACTGATTTGATTGATGGCATTTCAATAAAATTGAACCAAGTATTTGGTGATGGGAAACAGATTATAAGTGATTTGGTGAAGCAAGGTTTGAAAGAACCTTGCTTTTTCATTGCTGTTCTGAACCCATCACAAACCCAAGTGATGGGGAATAGATACTTCAGGCAGCACCCTTTTGACATTCATTACTTTCCTTCTAAACAAGGGGATAATGAAGAAATTCAAAGTGTGGCTTCTCAATTGTTTGATGCCCTGGAATATATAACCCTGTTAAATGGTGATTTGGTTCGTGGTACTGAAATGCACTATGAAAAGGTTGATGATGTTCTTCATTTCTTTGTTCAATATAACTTGCATGTCAGGAAGATTGTTGAAAGTGAGAACATGGAAACCTTAACGGTAAATAATGATGTGAAAGGGTGATTACATGGCAAATAAAAATAAAGCTGTTGAAAGTGAACAAAAGGCTGAAGTTGTCACTTTCACAAAAGAACAAATTGTTTCAGCCAAAAGATATGTTCACAGGAAGGATGTTGTGAATGTAGTTCTGAAAGATGGTCAGTCATACACCCTTAAAGAAGTGGATGACCTGATTGAAAATTTTATGAAAGAGAAGGTGAACTAATATGGCACTTGGTGGTGGTACTTTTTTAGTGCAAAACAAGGTGTTACCTGGCACATATATCAACTTCATCAGTGCTGCAAGAGCATCAGCAACCCTTTCAGACAGGGGTGTTGCTGCATTGCCGCTTGAACTTGATTGGGGTGTTGATGATGCGGTGTTTACAGTAACATCAGAAGAATTCCAAAAAGATTCTTTGAAGCTGTTTGGTTATTCTTATGACCATGCAAAAATGAAAGGTTTAAGGGATTTGTTCAAAAACATCAATACTGGACATTTCTTTAAACTTATGAAATCAGGGGTTGCGGCTTCAAACACTTATTGTACTGCAAAGTGTAAAGGTGTTAGAGGGAATGACCTGAAAACAGTTATTGCAGTTAATGTTGATGATGCAAGTAAGATGGATGTTTCCACATATCTTGGAACAGTTCTTGTTGATAAGCAGACAGTTCTTCCAAACACTGATAACTTGGTTGATAATGATTGGGTTGTTTGGAAATCAAACGTGGTTCTTAATGCAACTGCTGGTTTATCTTTGACTTTGGGTTCAAACGGTGATGCAATTACTGGAACTGAATATCAAGCGGCTTTGGATGCTTTTGAAGCTTACAGTTTTAATACAATAGGTTGTTTGGCAACAACAGCACCCATAATTGATTTGGTTGTTCAGTTCACAAAAAGGATGCGGGATGAAGTTGGTGTTAAGTTCCAGGCTGTTGTTTACAGAACCTATTCTGACCATGAAGGAATTATTTCTGTTGAAAACAAAGTTCTTGATGCTGGGGTTGCTGAATCATCATTGGTATTTTGGGCAACTGGTGCTGAAGCAGGTTGTGCGGTAAACAGAAGCCTTACAAATAAGCTTTATGATGGTGAATTCACTGTTGACACCAATTATAAACAATCTGAACTTGAAGCTGCACTTCTTGGTGGAAAGTTTATATTCCATAAGGTTGGTGACAAGGTTCGTGTGCTTGAAGATATTAACACATTCATCACTGTTACAGATGAAAAATCAAGTGATTTCAGCAGTAATCAAACCATCAGAGTTCTTGACCAAATAGCAAATGATATTGCTTCTTTGTTTAATACAAAGTATTTAGGAAATGTTCCAAATGATGCTGCTGGAAGAATAAGCTTGTGGAATGATATTGTTACACATCATCAGCAGTTGCAGACCATTAGAGCAATTGAAGATTTCAACCCTGATTTGGTTGTTGTTGAAGCAGGAAACACCAAAAAAGCTGTTGTAGTAAGTGATGTTGTAACACCAGTTAATGCAATGGCACAACTGTATATGTCGGTTGTAGTTCAATAAGAAAGGGGTGTAATGAATGGCTAATGTAATGAACGCAAAAGATGCTGTTAGTGCTTCCCTTGCTGAATGTTTTGTCACAATTGAAGGAAACAGATATAATTTCATGCAAGCAATTAATCTGGAAGCTAATTTTGAAAAGAATAAGACTGAAGTTCCTATTCTCGGAAAGACAGGAAAAGGAAATAAGTCAACTGGTTGGAAAGGAACAGGTAATGCAACTTTCCATTATAACACCAGTATTTTCAGGGAACTTCTTTACAGATATAAGAACACTGGTGAAGATATTTATTTTGACATCCAGGTTACAAATGAAGACCCCACATCCAGTGTTGGAAGGCAAACAGTTATATTGAAGGGGTGCAACCTTGATGGTGGACTTCTTACCAAATTTGATGCTGATGCAGAATACTTGGATGAAAATATTGATTTCACCTTTGAAGATTTTGAAATCCCTGAAAAATTTAACTTACTTGCTGGTATGAGATAGAAGAAAGGATGATTTGAATGGGTAATTTATCAGGATTTTTAGCGCAAAATGCGCTTAAAGTTGAGAATGTAAAATATGTAGCTTCAAAAAGATTTCTTGATGAAAATGGTCAACCAATTCCTTGGGAAATTTGCTGTATTACTTCCACTGAAGATGAAGCATTAAGAAAAGCTTGCACAAGACGTGTTCCTGTTCCTGGGAAGCGCAATCAGTTCACCCAAGAAACTGATTACAACCTTTATCTTGGAAAGCTTGCTGCAAAATGCACAGCTTATCCAAACCTTGATGATGCTGAACTTCAAAACAGTTATGGTGTTATGGGTGCGGATGCACTGCTTAAAACCATGCTGACACCTGGGGAATATGCTGATTACTTGACAAAGGTTCAGGAAGTCAATGGGTTTGAAATAACCTTTGAAGATGCGGTTGATGAAGCAAAAAACTAATAAGTGAAGGTGATTTTGAAGCAAATATTGCTTATTATTGCCTTCACAAATTTCATTTACTTCCATCTCAATTTTTACAGCTTGATAGGCAGGAAAGGGCTTTTATTGTGGCTGCAATTCAAATAAAGATGGAAGAAGATAAGAAGCGGGAAAAACAAATAAAGAAACCTAAAAGAAGATAGCAGGATGGTTTATTGCAGTGACCATCCTGCTTTTCTTTGTAAAGGCAGGTGAGAACATGGCAACAATAAGAACTGCAATCCAAATTACTGATGGTATGTCACCAGCTTTTAGAAGTATGAACAAAGCAATGAATATTGTTTTGAACAGCTTTGAAGCACTTCAAACAGCTTCACATAATGCTGTTGATACCAGCAGTATTCAAAGAGCAAGGGAAGAATTGGCAAGGGCTGAAACATCCTTCAATGATGTTGAAAGAGAAATCAGGGAAGCCAATCTACAACAGCAGCGGTTTAATGAAACTATTCATAATGGTCAAAGTGCTGCTGATGGGCTTCGTGGGAAAATCACACAAATTGCTGCTGCGGTTGGGGCTTATCTTGGTATAACAAAAACCCTTGATTTTGCTGATGAATTGACTTCCACAAAGGCAAGACTTGACCTAATGAATGATGGTTTACAAACTACTGCTGAACTTCAAAATATGATTTATGCTTCTGCACAAAGGTCAAGAACTTCTTATCTTGATACTGCCCAAGCGGTTGCAAAGCTTGGAATCTTGGCAAAAGATGCTTTTTCAAGTAATAAAGAAATGGTTGCTTTTGCTGAACAGATGAATAAACAGTTTAAAATTGGCGGTGCAAGCATCCAGGAACAAACTGCTGCAATGTATCAGTTGACCCAAGCAATGGCTGCTGGAAGGCTTCAGGGTGATGAATTCAGGTCAATCATGGAAAATGCACCTATGCTTGCCCAAGCAATTGCTAAATATACAGGAAAATCAATTGGTGAACTTCGTGAAATGTCAAGTGAAGGCTTGATTACTGCGGATGTTATTAAGAACGCAATGTTTGCATCAGCAGATGAAACGAACAAAAAGTTTGCTGAATTACCAATTACTTTTGGTCAGATATGGACTTCAATTAAAAATAAAGCAATAAAAGCCTTTGACCCTGTACTTACTAAAATCAGTGAAATAACACAAAATGATGACTTTGAAAAATTGACTAATAACATTGTTGGTGGAATTGTGATTGTGGCAAGTGCCGCTGCTTGGCTTTTTGAAATATTAACTTCAATTGCTGGTGTGATTTCAGACAATTGGTCATGGCTTGAACCTATTGTTTGGGGGCT